CTTGTCGATCGCGCCATCCTGGTTGCGGTACAGGACCACGAACGGGGGGACGGGAAGCTCCTTCAGCTCTCGATTCTGGCAATCGTCCATCGCACACCTCCGAATGGCCGGTGGAAAAACACGAGGAGCCAGCAGCCCGGCCGACTGCTGGCCCCTCACAAAGAACTCGCCGACCCCTGAAAACAAGGGTCATTCCAGGTCCCAAGCCTCAGCCTTTTCCAGGTGCTGTTGGGTGGGCACCGTGAGGCGCTCGCGGGCAGTCGCCAGCAGCAGCGCCGTCCGCAGCTTGCTGTGCAGTCCCGCAAGGGTTTCCATGTGGTCGTCGGTGAATCCACCGCCGCCATCCTGGCTGTCGATGAGCGCGGCCAGCGCCTCGCCGAACAGCTCCAGCTCATCCGTGAGGAAAGCGACTGTCGCCCCTCGTGCATGCAGGGCGACGCGCTTCACTTGTCCCCTCCTTTCAGTCCCGACATCATGGATTGGATGGCCAGCCGAAAGCCGATGAGCACATGCTTGTACTCATGTTGCTCGCGCTCCCGGAACTCGCCCACGTCTTTGGCCTCTGTCCTGGCCATGAGGAGTTGCTCCTCCAGCTCGGACACCCTGCTCCGCAGATGCGACTCTTCCCCGAAGCGCCGGTAGGCGGCGGAGCTGTAGTCCGGCGGCTGGAACTCGGCGGACCACCCATCCGCCGGCGTCGTGCCATCGTGCCGCTCGTCCATCGCGATGTACCAGCTGTCGATGCCGGCCACTCCGGGATTGTCCTTGCAGTTGGGTAGCTGCGACATCAGCTGCCTCTGTGCCTGCTCCATGCCATCGGCGTTCACGGTGAACGCCACTAGAATCACGTGCGCTGGACTCTCCATCACCGAACCTCCTCATAGAAGAACCTGCGGTCTACGCAGGCCTGCAACGGCGCAGGGGGAGCGGCAGTTAGTTACCTCCTGCCGCTGGACCTTGAGCCGTCACTCACGAACCAGCCCGGCGAGCGCATCGTCCCGCCCCAGATCCCGGATCCGAGAGACCAGCGCCTGGTAGCGGTGGTTCGTCTCCCGAATCACAGACTCCTGGCTGGCGAGCAGCTGCCCCTGGTGGGAGAGCTGCTGTTCCTGCGTGTCCCGCACCCGCTCGCTGTGGGCCAGCGCATCGGCCAGCTTGGCGACATGGGCGTCCGCCTCACCGACCTCCTGGATGCTGAGGTTCAGCGCTTCCCGCAGCTGACCCTGCACGTCCCGAGCTGCATCGAGCCGCCCCTCCAGCATGGCGATCTCGTTGGCCAGCTTGGCCTTGCTGGCGCCCGTCGCATCGGCCCATGCCTCCTCGACCTGGACGCACAGCGGCGCCGTGTAGTGCCAGGTTCGCAGCGCCTTGATCGCGTCGCCCCAGTAGGCAACGACCACGCCGCCCAGAACAAACGCCCCGACAATCAACAGATCACGCACCTTCATCGCACACCTCCCACAGGAAAGAACGGGGAGCGGCAGAGTGCCGTCCCTCTAAAAAGAACTCGCCGACCCCTGAAAACAAGGGGTTTTTGACGTCCAGGCAACGGCCCGGATTGAGTGGCGGTTAGTCACCTCCCGCCACCGGATCCGCGTCGTCAGGCCTCGATCCGATCCCAGCCTGCAGGCCCGTCGACCGGACTGAACCGCTCCCGCTCCGGGCGGTGCGCGAAGCCGATCAGCAGCTCGCTGCCCGCCTCGCCAGGGAACGCCTCCAGCAGTCGCTCATCCCTGTCGGCGTAGCTGCCGGTGCAGGTGAGCTTCTCGTAGAGCATCTTCGCCCCACCGGCGGCGTCGTCGTGCCTGAAGTCCACGAGCCGCCATTCGGGAAGGAACTCCGACAGGTAGTCGTCGAAGGTCTCGCCGATCGCCAGCTCCACCTGCATCTCCTCCGGTTTGACCGCGAACATCGTCGTGGTCCCAAGCGGGTTGCGGCGGCAGATCACCACAAACCCCAGCTGTGCCAACTTGTCGAAGTACCCCATCACACACCTCCATTCCTCGAGAGAAACTGCCCTCATCAGTCACCGCCATACGGTGAGACCCGCCGAAGCGGGTTTCGGGCTTAAGCATTGGCCCAATACCACTCCGCCTCCGACTCCGCCTCTTCGCGTGTAGCGTGGGAGGATGCGGTGTCGTAGCCGGGCGGGAGCTCGAATTCCTTGAGCGCGTTGAAGCCCTCAGGAAACGGACCGACCACCACTGCGGGATAGTCGGGGCCGTAGATCACCAGGTAGCGATCCATATTCACCTCCACGACTCAGGGAAACTGCCCTCATCAGCTGCCGCCATACGGCAGGACCGGCCGAAGCCGGTTTCGGGCTAAGCGACCTTCGCGATCCGGACTTGGGCCTTGTCAGCGTCCCGCTTCTTGGAGCGGGCAGCGGCGTCCTCAAGGGACCGGACTCGCGTCTTGAGGGCGTCGATCTCGGCGTGGGCGTGAACCGCCATCCCGAGCGCCTGAGACGCATCGTCTGCGACCCACGAGATCGCATTGCTCATCACCCGCCAGGCGACGGCGACAGCGACCACAACGCCGATCACCACCAGACCCTGAGCCGCATCAGCGCCGTGTTGCAGAACCCATTCCATGACACACCTCCCAGAGAAAGAAACCACCGAACCAGGAACCAGGACCTCCCTGGCTCCAGAAAGAACTCGCCAGCCCCTGAAAACAGGGGACTTTCACTGCGGCTCAAGCACAGGGAACCAGCGCCGTCCGCCGCACTTGGAGCGCGTAGACTTCCAGATCACGGACAGCCCAGACGGGACAATGGCTTCGTGCATCTTGCGAAGCCGAGCGCCGTCCCACCTCCGCATGGTCTTCCAGGCGATGTAAAAGCACGGCCCGAGAGCGCCGTCCTTGCGCAGCGCCGGCCCAACCATCGGGATCATCTTCTCCCAGTCGTCGACCGTCATGCGGAACGCATACGATCCACCGTCCGGCTCGTAGCACTCAACTAGAAGCGTCTTGGCCATGGCGAGTCCTCCATGCCAGTCAGGCCACAGTCACTTGCTGTGGTTGCTGCTGACACTAAGAGCTCGCCGACCCCTGAAAACAAAGGGCCGGACGGCGGTGAAGCACGAGTGAAATGAGGAGGGGTCGACCCGGTTGTTTGGAGTTTCGGACAGGCCCTACCCGTTCGTGTTCCCGTGCGGGCGATGCAAGTCCTGCGGCAGCGCGGACTTACGACGCCAAGTTCAAAGGCCCCGAGCCCCCCAGTCGCGATCCGATCATATATACGTACCCCCCCTGGATTTTTTCCCGATTTTGAGCGTCCCGGCCCACTTGCGCGCCAGGCGCGATGGGTGTACAACGGTGCGCATGCCCCGCCGGTTGGGCGGGGCTGTCTCCCAAGCAGAAAGGACTCGCATGATCACTGCCACAGTGACCGGCAATGTGGGCAAAACACCCGAGCTCAGGACCACCTCTGGCGGCAAGCCGATGACCACCTTTGGGGTGGCGTCGACCTACAAGCGCAAGGGCGGTGAGCCCACGACGACGTGGGTGGATGTGGTGTGCTTCGACGAGTCGGCTGAGGCTGTCTGCGAAAGCCTGAACAAGGGCGATCGCGTGATGGTGACCGGCCGCGTCGAGCTGGAGAGGTACCAGAAGAAGGACGGCGGGGAGGGGCAGTCGCTGCGGATGATCGCCGATGACGTGGCCCTCAGTGTCCGCTTCCGCAAGCAGGAATCGGCACCCGCAGGAGGGTCGGAGCCATGGTAGGGGTGCCGGGCGGCGCGGACGAAATCACATGGCCAGTCGTCGCGATGATGGCGGTGCTGCTCGCAGGGCAGGCGCTCGTCGTCTGGATCGCCAGCAGACGCTAGAGGCGGAAAGTAACGCCCCAACCGTAAGAAAAAAGCACCACTTTTCGTATCGTATTGGATATGATTTGGGCGACCGAAACTGCGTAATTGCCCACCGTCAGCCGACGCCGCGCCCTACGGCGTCTATGGGTGCTGTCGGCGGGCTGCCCCCAGGCGTAGCGCAGGTGGACAACACCCTGGCGACGATGGGACGGGGGCAGTGGCACATTCTGGAAACTGTAAAATGAGCGACATCCTTGCCGACTACCGCGAGTGGCGTGACGCCCAGCCGGTGCGCGTCAGCACCCACAGCGACCGCTGCCATATGTACCATGATCGGTGCATGATTCACCGGCTCGCGGATGCGCTGGAAAGGGCCACGCTCACCGACGAGGAGCGGGAGGCGATTGCCTACTACGTCGGCACGGGCGGCCCCGACGCGGTTGACGCCACGCTGCGGACGCTACTGGAGAGGACGACATGAGGCACAACGAGCCGATAGCGTGGGCGGTCCTGCTCGCGGACGGCGACCGCATCTACGATGTCTACGCCATCGAAGAGGAAGCCAAGGCGATTGACGAGGTTGTGACGGGCAATCACGGCATCATCCCGCTCTACCGTTCGCCCACGCTCGCCGACGCGGAGCGGGAGGCGATCTCCAGGGTGTACGATTTGCTGTGCGACCGCGCCCGCGAGCTGCAAAGCGCCACGCGGCTTGACGAGGCTCGCCCGCTGATTCAGTGGGCGAAGACACTGCAAGGTCTGTGGGAGCGGCTTTCGCCCGACCGGCCAGAGGCTATCGCAGGGGGCGATACTGCCACACCACCCGAGCCTGCGATCCCGCCCGCGTGGCTGTCACGCCCGTACTGGGTCGATCCGGCAGGCGGCCACAGGTACGGGTTCCCGCGCCTCTACGATCCGGCGACGGACGGCGATATGACCGCGTGGCTGATCGCGAGCGGCTACCCGGAGTCGCTGGCGATGCAGGAGCTGGCGTGTACGTTCACGGCCTGCACACAAACTGTCGAAAAGTGACAGTTTCTGTGTCGCCAAAAACCCGCTCTCGCAACACATCACATCTGATATGTCTCCCGTAGCGACACTCCGATACCGACTCCCCGACGAGCAGGGCGAGTTCGACGCCGCCCGGCTGGGCAGCCAGGCGTTGCTCGTTCTGTGGGAGATCGACCAGAAGTGCCGCAGCTTGCTGAAGCACGGCGACCCGACGCCAGAGCAGGCACGGCTGGCGCAGGATATCAGGGCGATGATTGACGGGGAGCTACTCGACACATGAGCGTCCGCGCATTTCTGATGTCTATGGCGATATCGACGGCCCTGCTGGCGGCGATGCTGGTATCGGCCCTGATTTTCCTTAGGGGGTGAATGTGGCGGAGTTCTCCTGGCTCACGGCGGCGACGATTTTCGGCACCTACGTGCTGATTGACATGCTGTACGCCTGGTACGTGATGTGCGTAGGGGACCGACGCGCCTTCACGGCTGCATGCCTCACGGCCGTGATCTACAGCCTGCTCGCGTACGGCGTTGTCAGCTACAGCCAGAACATCCTGTACCTGGTCCCTCTGGCCTCAGGTGCGTTTCTCGGCACTTACCTTACAGTGCGCCTTCACCCGGAGAAGCGCTAGGTGACCGAGAAGGAAGACCCGCTGGCCCGCATCCACCGGGAATACCGCCAGCAATGCAAGGAGTGGGGTACGTACCGGCCGCTAACTGAAAGCCAGATGGCCGGGTTCGCCGTGCGCTGGCGCCAGGAGTCCCAGCGCAAGCTCGAGGCCAGCCAGGCCAAGCCTCAGCGCCGCCGGCCCAATCGCACTGCACGGGAGACATAAATCCCTTAGAAACCAGGAGGCGGTCATGCCAATGCCGAGCAAAAGCCCAGAGGATGGCATTCGCGAGCTGCTGAGGATGCGGCGGCCAGTCGGCATCGACGGAGACGATGCCGCCAAGCCCGTGCCCCTTCCTGCGAGGGAATCCGCCGAGCTTGGGCGCGACCCGTTTGCCTCCGTGCCGCCCAAAGTCAAGCTGCCGCCGATGTACTCCGCCGGGCCGGTGTATGCAGGACTTCGCGATCCGGCGCCGCTGCAAATGCTGGTGCCTGAGGAGTATGTCGAGGGCGTGACGTTTGATCCGCCGTCCAACCGGGAGCGCATCGCAGCGGCGCACCAGAAGCGAATCGCCCAGCAACGCGGCATGGGCCGCTAGGTCCGGGAGGGTCGCGTGGGCTTGTTCGACATGATCGGCGTGGACGGCCGTCGGCTTCCGGCCGCTCCGGAGCGCCCAGCCGGCCCCTCGACTGCGCAGCTAGAGGCCGAGCAGGCGGCCCTCTACGAGATGAACCGCCTCAGGGGTGCCGTGCCGCCGGTCCGCTTGCCAGCCGAAGAGGTGGGTGCGCTCCGGGCGTACACGGAATTCCTGCCGGGCATGAGCGTCGATCGGCCCTCCGGGCTGCGGGTGGCGAAGGACGGCCAGACGCTGTACAGGCCGGCCGTGCCGCTCGCTAATCTCATCGACACTCCCGAGCAGGCGGTGTACGGCGCAGCGCCAGGCTACGGTCCGGTCGTGGCCGCCGAGCAGCTAGAGACAGTGTTCGACCGCCTGGAGTCGAATCCCGGCTGGTTCAATGCCAAGCAGTTCGGGCGGGAGGCCGCCAAGTATGCGCAGGAGCGCGGCGGGACGGAGCCGGCTCGGCGCGAGTCGCAGTTCCTGATGTCGCCGGAGCGATACGAGTACATGCAGGCGGGGCCCGGCCGGGCCGTCGACCTGCTCGGGCAACTGCGCGACGACCCTCAGACAGCCCTGCACTTCTGGAACAGGAGCAAGGATGCCAGAACGACCCGGGACGAGTACGGTGATCCGCTGATGCAGGGGGCCGGATCGAACTACGGCAGGTATCAAGGCGCGGGCGCTGGGGCACTCGAGCTGCTCGGAAGCCCGCTGTCGCCGATCGGGCGGTACTTGGGCACCCAGTCGATCGTGCCGGCGGCTCTTGCCCACGACACTCGCGGATACCCGGGCGGTGCGCGAGACACGCTCGGCATCGCCTATGCGGCGGACCTGGCCAAGCAGCGCTACCGCACCGGCGAAAACCCAATCCTTGACGTGCCCGAGCGATTGCCTGGCGAGAGCGAGGCCGATCGTGCCGACCGCTGGCGCCGCCGCGAGTCGGAGGTCGTGGGTGACATCGTGGCAATGACACCGCCGGATGCGGCGGAGATGTCCCGGAACACCTTTGGGGCGGGCACGCCAGAGGTTTCCGGCCGCGTCCTGGAAACGCTGATGGGCTTTGCCGACGCCACCGCTCCCGTCAGCCTCGCCTCCGCAGCGAAGGCGGCTCCGGGAGCCTGGCTGGCCAAAGAAGCCACCCGAGCTGTCTCTCGCTCCACCGGCTTGCCGATGAACGCTGCCCGGGCGCAGATGGCAAGGGCTGCCCGGGCGCTGCCCGAGACCGGAATGCTTGGCCAGGGCGCTCGGGTAGCCGGCTACAGGGGCGTGCCGGCAGCGGCTTACGCTGAGCAGCTGCGGCGCCCGGGCCTGACCAACTTCCTTCCTGGAGCTTCGGGGAGAGTCGCCAGAGAGGACCTGTTGCCTGACATGGGCGTCGAGGCCGCGATTAGCTCCACTCTGACACAGCCGCAGCGAACGTGGGGGCAGTTCCTGACCGACCCGGCCATGGACATGCCGGAGAGCGAGTACCAGCAGCTCCTGGCCGACAGGCGAGCCGCCGCAGAAGACGCTGCGAAGCGCACTGAACTGGCCACCTGGCAGAACCCCAACGAGATCTGGAACGAGTTCAGCAAGGCGCAAGGCCAGCTCGAGGTTCCTTCGTGGGCGCAAGGCGCGATGCGTGCAGCGCCTGACTCTCTGCGGCGCAAAGTCGCGCGCTAAGGTGGCCGGGCGTACACTGGACGCCAGCGCCCCATAAACCATTACGGAGTTCCGCCATGAGCGAAGAGACCGTTCTCGATGCTTCCACTGCCGACGTCACTGCAAGCCCGGCAGAGGGCCAGTCGCCTGCAAGCGAGCCGGCGGCGGGCGGTTCCGGCAGTGCCGACATCTGGTCCTCCTTTCGCTCTCTGCCTGACTTCCAGGGGCAAGACGACACTCAAATTGCTGGCCGCCTGTACGCGTCGATGGAGCGAGAAAAAGCGGCAACAAAAGCTCTCCAGCAGTACCAGCAGCTCATCCCGTACGCGCAGGAATACCTGACCCACCGCGATTCGTTCGACCAGTGGCGGCAGCACCAGAGCCGCGCCCAGCAGGCCCCTGCCCCCCAGGCAGCTCCGGCCTCGCCGCCTGAGCAGCACAAGTGGTGGAACCCTCCGGAAGTCCGCGACGCCGACCGGCGCTACCTGGTGAAGGACCCGAACGGCCGGGATGCCATCGCTGAGGATGCGCCGCTCCACGTGCGCGAGCGACTGCTCGAGTACATGCAGTACCGGGCCGACTTTGCCCAGAAGTTCCTCTCGGACCCGCAGGCTGCGCTCGGCCCGATGGTGGAGCAAGTGGCCGCCGACCGGGCCAGGGAAATCGTCCAGGAGCAAATCCGCGAGGTCAGCGAGGCCAGCTACGTCTCGACCCTAGAGCAGCAGAACCGCGACTGGCTCTACGAACAGGACGGCAAGACGCCGTCGCGCGAAGGGCTGATGATTCAGAAGTACATCAATCAGGCCTCTCAGGCGGGCTACGGCACGCCGCAGGAACGCTGGCAGTTCGCCTGCGACATGGTCGAGCGCGACCTGCTTCGCGAGGTCGTTGAGCAGCGCCAGGCTGCTGCTTCGCGCCCTGCTGCGTTCGCTCCATCAGCGCCTGCGACTGCTCCATCTGCACCTCTGCAGGCAGCGCCGGCCCAAAATCGCGCCGAGAAGGACATAGAATATTTGAGAAGGGAAGCGAGCAGAAACCCAAGCAGGTCAGGACCTCCTTCGGATCCTCGAGTCCCTAAGGCTCCCATGACTTTCGAGCAACGTCTCCGGGCCCAGATGGCCCGGGACGGAATCGAGTGAAAGGTAAACCATGCCGTCGAGCACTGACTGGGCGAGGACAATTGGGACGACGCTGGTCACGCACCTCAAGGAAGAGGAGCAGACCACCTTCCGGAAGTTCAAGGTCTTCGCCGCCCTGGAGGCAAATGGCAAGGTTGCCATGAACCAGGGAGGTCGGGGCTTCGACTGGCAGGTGCGCTATCGCAACCAGCCTGTCACCTCGAATAACGGTGAGTCGCCGCGCGTCTTCGCGCGCCACAACCTGTGGCAGCGCGCCTACCTGCCCTATCGCGGCTACACCGTGACGGACCAGGTAACCAAGCGCGAGATGCTCGAGAATCGCGGCGCACAGGCGCTGATCGACGTCGCTGGCAAGATGGCGAGCCGGCTTCAGGAGTCGATGCAGGAGCACCTGAGCAAGGAGATCTACATCGACGGGAATGCGACCGGGAATGACAACCGGTGGCATGGCCTCGAGAGCATTTTCGCCATCAACGGCACGGTCAATGTCGGGACGGGTGCGCAGCGGACCGCCAACGCCGCCGACCCGTTCGGCTTCCCGGCCGATGAGTATGCCGGCCTGAATACCGGACTGGGCTACATCGCCGGCTCGCAGCTCGCGACTGGCTCGTGGCCGTACGTCGCCGTCGATCCTGAGTACGACTACTACTCTCCCATCGTGTGCAACTACACGAGCACCTACTTCGGCGGTGCGACGGCGACCTGGAAGGATCAGTGCGTCGAGGCGATTCGCGAGGCGGTCCATCACGCCAAGCGGAATGACACGCGCGAGAACCAGATCGACATGATCCTTCTCGACCGGACGCTCTACATCCAGTTCCTCAACCGGCTCGACAGCCGGGAACGGGCGATCGTGACCAAGTCGTCCGGCCTTCGGTCCTACGGCTTCGGCGACGTCGTCGAAATCGACGGCATCGAGGTCTCGACTGAATACGCCGTGCCGTCAGGCGTGGGCTATGGTCTCTCCATCGGCAACATGGAGATGAAGTGCATGGAATCGCAACTGATGGTCGCGGAGGGCCCCTACTACAACGAGGAGCTCCAGTCCCATCGGTATGCGGTCTCCGTCCTGGCCAACATCAAGATGAAGAGCCCGCGCAACTTCGTGAAGTGGCAGGCCATCGCCTGATCTCAAGGAAAGGAAAGCATGAGCACCCTGACTGCTGATCCCGGATTCGCTCGCGGCCAAACGCTGGGCATTACCAACACGAACGTCTATGACGCTCAGGTTGGTGATGGCTCCCATCTGCTGGGCGTCCGCAAGACCTTCCGGGACGAGAATCCCAAGACCGGCGCTCTCCTGAGCAACCACACGGTGGACTGCATCTGCGTCAAGAACACCAGCGGCTCGGCGATCCTGCCGGGCGCGGTGGTCAAGTTCGATGCCGATGCCATCCTCACGGAGGTGGACGGCGGCGCTGTCGCTGCCACCCTGCTTATGGGCGTGGCGGACGAATACCTCCCGTCGGCCGGTGTGCCGAACAACGAGGTGTTCTGGGTGGTGGTGAGCGGGCCCTCGACGGTCACCAAGACGGCGACCAGCGTGTCGGCAGGGGCCGCCTACGGCCCGTCGGCGACCGCTGGGTCGGCTGCTGCGCAGGGCTCCAACGCCCTGCTTGGGTTTGCCATCGCGACCAGCGCCACGACCTCCGGCCGGGTGCTAGTCAAGACGGCGGCCGGATTCTGAGTCGGGCCGAGCTGCAACGATCTGCGGGGGCGGGTGCGGCATACAGCCTCACCCGCCCCCTGTGGTTTTATGGTATGCTGTACGGCTGAACAGCATGGATGCGCAGCAGGCCAAGACGTGCAAGGATTGCGGGAAAAACCTGCCGGCCTCGACGCTGCACTTCCGCAAGCGGAAGGATGGCTCTCTCGACATTCGCTGCCTGGTCTGCCGGCGGTCAAAGCTGCGAGGGAAGCGCAAAAAAGAGGACGCCCGCTCCCTCCGGGACATCGAGGTGGGCGCAGTCGCCAGCTTCATGACGGCGGCCACGACCGGCGGGGAGAGCATTCCGCACAGCTGCGAGGTCCTGGAGCGGCTGATGGAGTACTTCGGGGGCGTCAGCGGATTCACCTCGCTCCTGGTCAAGCAGTACTTCGACAGCCCGGCCGGCGGAGCCACCCGCACCAAGATGCTGGACTCCGTCCTGCGGCTGGTGGTGAAAAACACCGACCAGGGTGGAGCCAAGAAGCCGATGGGCCAGTGGACAGACGACGAGCTGGAGTCCGAGCTGGACGGCCGGCTGCGCGCCCTGGCGGCGCAGTTTCAGGGGAGGATCGTTGATGGCACGCTCTCGCAGGAAGAAGCCGCAGGCCCCGCCACCGCTGCCGTCCGTCGCGAAGCTCAGCGGCTTCCAGGCCCAGCAGCTGAAGGAAATCCAGGCCGAGCTGGCCGACCGAAGAGTCGAGGCCCTAAAGCTGTACGAACCGACGCCCCTGCAGGCGGAGATGCACGCCTGCCGGGCGAGTGAGGTGATCGTGCTGGGCGGTAATCGCTCCGGCAAGTCCTTGTCCACGTTTGTCGAGGACGCCCGCGCCGTCACTGGCAACGACCCGCACAAGAAGTACCCCGAGCGGGACGGCAATCTGGTGATCATTGGCCGGGACTGGAAGCACATCGGCATGGTGGTCTATCCCATGCTGTTCCGGGCTGGCGCCTTCAAGATGATCAAGGACGAGAAGACGGGGGCCTGGCGGGCATACAACCCGGCCCGCGACAAGGCCCGAGCCGCAGAGGCCAAGCTGGCGCCTCCCCTGATCCCGCCGCGCATGGTCAAGAAGATCAGCTGGCTGCTCAAGAGCGCCCGTTACGTCCAGAGCGCCGAGCTGACTAACGGCTGGACGATCTACTTCTTCAGCTCCGAAGGCGAGCCCCCGCAGGGCTTTCAGGCCGACCGCGTCCACATCGACGAGGACTTGGCGTCAGAGGCCTGGCTTCCGGAAATGCAGGCCCGGCTGGCGGACCGCAAGGGGCGGCTGTGCTGGAGCGCGATGCCCCACAGCAAGAATGACTCGCTGGCCGGCCTGTCAGAGCGCGCCGACAACGCCGTCCAGGCCGGCAACCCCAACCCGGACATCGTCAAGTTCGTCCTCCGGTTCCTCGACAATCCCCATATTGACGAGGACGAGAAGCGCAAGAATATCGAGCGCTGGTCGGCGCTGGGCGAGGACGTGCTGCGGATGCGCAGTGAGGGCGAGTTCGTCACGGACTCGATCCTCTGCTACCCCACCTTCACCATGGCGGTCCATGGGTACGAGCGGTCGGAGCTACCCAAGAACGTCGTCCCGGACGACTGGACCCGCTATGCCGCTATCGACCCGGGTCACGTTGTGACATCGGTCATCTTTGGGGCCGTTCCGCCCGACGAGTCGATGCTCCTGGTCTACGACCAGCTCTACATCCGGCAGTGCAATGCCGTGATCTTCGGAGAAAAGTTCGCCGAGAAGACGAAGGGGCAGTCCTTCCACGCCTTCATCATTGACATGCACGGCGGGCGGATCCGGGAAATCGGCTCAGGCCGCCTCCCGGTCGAGCTGTACACCGAGCAGCTCCGCCAGCGCAATGTCGCTAGTGCTGTCACTGGCAGCAGTTTTCTTGCGGGCTGTGATGACATTCAGGCCCGGATGGCGGCCACCCAGAGCTACATGCACATCCGCCCGGAGGGCACGCCACAGCTGCGCATCCTGCGGGGCGCTGTGCCCGACCTGGAGCGGGAGATAAAGCGCTACAAGAAGAAGGTGAACTACCTGGCCGGCACCTACGTGGTCACTGACGAGCCGAACACGCGCGGCGAGGTCCACGCCTGCCAGTGCCTCGAGTATCTCTGCGCTTACAGGCCCCGATACCACAAGCCTAAGGTCGCGCTTGCAGAAGAGCCCTGGTACGTTGAGTGGAAGCGCCGGCGCGCTAAGCGACTCGGCGGAGAAGGCTTCGTCTATCTGGGTCCAACAACGGGAGTTCCTCATGGTCATTGACTACGCGCCGCCGACCGTCCGTCTCGGAGACACCGTCTACTGGTATCAGGATCCGGCCACGCTGGCCGAGCCGCAGCTGGGCTGGGTGTGCGCCCGCCCGGGCAGCGTGACGGTCACTCTGCTGGTGTTCGCTCCCGGAGTGGGCTTCGTGGAGAAGCCGAGCGTGCGCTACAAGGACGATCCGGGCCTGAAGGAGAACCCGGCCTGGCGCTCATGGGGATGCTGGGACTTCAGCGAAGCGCACAAGGACCTGGCCCGCACCCAGCACGTAGCCACCCAGATGGCCATTTCCCACGAGCGCAAGGCGAAAACCGATGGCGGCAAATGACACCGGCGAAGACGTCCTGAAGGCCATTTCTTCCGGCTGGCTCAAGAAGATTGAGCTGGGCCTGAAGCACAAGCGCCCCTTTTCGCAGGACGCCCGCGAAGCCATGGACTTCTTCGATGGCCCGCACAACTGGTTTTGGAAGGAGGAGTACTCCCGGAGCGAGTACGGCTACAACCGCTCCATCTCTCCGCCGGGATTCCGGATGCAGCTAAACCGCGTGTTTGAGGTAGTCAAGCTGTTCGCCAGCGTGATCTACCACCGCAACCCGGTCCGGCAGGTTTCGCCCAAGAGCTTCCCGGAAGTCCCTCCGGAGGCGCTGGGGTTGGATCCCAACAACCCGGAGGTGGTGCAGCAGTTCCAGATGGCCCTTGAGGAGACGGCTACGCGCGATCAGATCCGGCGGGTCGTGGCCTCGCTCCTGTCGGCCTACCTGAACTACACACCGAACGAGCTGGGGCTGAAGACCCACAGCCGGCGGGCCGTCGACGAGTCGATCATCAAAGGCGGCGGGGTCTGGTGGACGGAGCTGGTGACCGATCCCGGCAACCAGCTGCGCTCGGTGGGGAGCTTTGCGGACTCGGTGGACAACCTGGTCCTGGATCCCGACGCCACAGAGATCGAGGACATCACCTGGTGCGCCCGCAAGTGCGTGCACCCCATTGACGTCGTGGCGCGCCAATACGGCGTCGACCCGGAGCTGCTGCGCGGCAACCTCGAGGGCCGGACGTCCGCCCCGCTCGAGGACGCCTACGCAGACCGCCGGGCAGGCGACGATAAGGGCACGGGCCGCCGGGTCGGCAAGACCAACGACCTGATGACCTACTGGAAGGTCTGGAGCAAGACCGGCTTCGGCGACCGGCTCAAGGACGCCCCGAAGGAAAAGCGCGGCTTCTTCGATGCCGTCGGAGAAAACGCCTACATCGTGGTGGCGGACGGCGTGCCGTTTCCGCTCAACGTCTCGCCAGACATTCTGGCCGAGCAGGTAGATGAGGCAACCGGCCTGCCGGAGTCCATGTTCCGGGCCGTGCAGTGGCCGATCCCCTACTGGGCCGAAAGCAACGGCTGGCCCTTCACGATGCTGGCCTTCCACCGCAAGCCCGGCTACGTCTGGCCGGTGAGCCACATCAAGCCGGGCATTCCCGAGCTGCGCTTCCTGTGCTGGGCGTTTTCCTTCCTGGCGCAGCGCGTGGCCGTAAGCTGCGAGACCCTGATTGGCGTGTCGAAGGCCGCCGACCAGGACATCAAGGACCAGATCCTGTCGCAGTCGCAGGGCGGGTTCAAGATCGTGGAGCTGAGCGAGATTCTGGGGCGCAGCGTGTCCGACGTGATCTCGGTGTTCCAGCTGCCCAACGCCACCAACGAGATCTGGAACGTCATCAGCGCCGTCACGGACATGCTCGAGAAGCGGCTGGGCCTGACAGAGCTGGTCTACGGCATGACCAATACCCAGATCAGATCAGCCACAGAGGCTAACGTCCGCGCCGAGCAGATCAGCATCCGCCCGGACGACATGGCCGAGTGCGTCGAGAATGCCATGACAGAGCTGGCTCGCAAGGAGGCCCTGGCGGCCCGGTGGCTGCTGACGCCGCAGGACGTGGCTCCCATTGTGGGCCCGCTTGGCGCGGTGGCGTGGGAGCAGCACGTCATGGCAATGGAGCCCATCCAGGTCGCCCGGGAGTACGAATACCGGATCGAGTCTGGCAGCGCCCGGAAGCCCAACAAGGCTACCCGGGCGGAGCAAATGCAGGCGGCCCTGCAGAATCTGGGGCCGGTCCTGAGCGGCCTGATCGGCTCCGGGATCGTGGATCCGTTCAACGCCCTCGTCAAAGACTGGGCCGACTCGCTGGACCTGGATGCCACGCCCTACCTGGTGCCGCCTCCCCCTCCACCACCTCCACCCCCAGAAATGATGCCGCCAGGCGCGCCGCCGCCAGAGGGACTACCGCCGGATGGCATGCCCCCAGAGGCCGTTCCGCAGCTCCCGCCGGAGATGATGGCATGAGCGACCTCCCATACGACATCTCCGTAGCGGGCCCGGACGTCCAGGCGCACTACCGCAAGCTCGTCAGCGCCGGCCAGACCCCGCGCTTCGCCGAAATGGCCGCCTTGCAGCAGCCACCCGGCACGCGAGGCACGGACAGGGCCTTCATGCAGGGCCGCCTCAATAACCAGCAGTTCGCCGACATGAACAGCCCGCTGGCCCAGCGGATGCTCCGCGAGGCCAAAGCCGCCGGAATCTCCACCAGCGGCCGGTTCTACATGGGCGGCCTGGCCGACAAGCGCGCGCATCTGGATCCAAAGGCGTGGGTCGACAGCGTGGCGGACATAAAGAAGGTGGCGCAGGAGCGCGACCTGCACGTGCAGGGCATCGTCGAATACACCCCGCCCGAGAAGCCGCCCAAGAAGAGTGTCGACATTGCCCCCGACATCCTCCGGGAGCAGGTCCGCAAGGAGATCAAGGCCAACCCCTCGCTCAAGCGCCAGGACGCGATCGAGCGGGTCAAGGACCGAATTGTTCCCCACTGGAAGCGCAAGGCTAGGTAGACCGTGCAAGACAAGGACTTCAAGGCCGACATCCACAGCAGGACGGCGGCAGACTGGACGCTAGAGAATCCCTTCCTCCCCAAGAATGACCTTGGCGTCGAGATGGATACCGGCCGCATGAAGCTCGGAGTGGGCCAGCGATGGGCGTCCACGAATCACCTTCCGCCGCCCGGGTTCGTGGGCTTCACGAACATCGTCGCCCTGACGCAGGCGGCGTACACCGCACTCGCCGTGAAAGACCCCCAGACCCTCTACATCATCACCTAGCATGGCTGCGGCAGTCGGCACAACCAGCGTCCTTTTTCGCGTCGGCAGCGGCTCGCCGTCGAAGGTGTTCCTGGGCAGCGCGTCGGTGCAGAGCGTGCCAGGCGCGCCGGAAATGATCGAATGCTGTGCCGATGTCAACTCGCTGGTGGTGTTCTACCCGCCCACTGACGGTGGCTCCCCTATCTTGGATTATGAAGTCTGGGTCGATAACGCACCGCTGGACGACTACGCCCAAGGCGCCGTTGTCACCGGCCCCGTGTACGACCCTAACTCTCCTGCTGGCTCGCTGACAATCACCGTTGAGGGCGAGTCCTTCGACGGCCTGGATGTGTCGGTGCGCGCCCGCAATGCTATCGGCTACGGCCCGCTGGCCGCTGACATTGTCGGCCAAGTCTGCTAACGGCTTCACATCACCCTACTCTTGCGACATTCACCATGCCGATGAATCCGAGACTCCTGCGTCCGACCGCCAGCGGATTCAATCCCCGCCAGATCAGCGGTCTAGCCCTCTGGCTGGACGGTGCGGACGCCTCGTCGCTGTACACCACCGACGCGGGGCCGGTGACGGCAGTGGCGAGCCCGCTGGAGATCAGCGGGTGTGCGTTGTGGCTGGATGCAAGTGATGCGGGGAGCATCACAGAGTCTGGCGGGCTGGTGAGCCAGTGGGCCGACAAGAGCGGCAATAGCCGCCACGCAACGGCCAGCACTACCGCACGGCCAACGACAGGGACGAGGACTGTTGGCGGCAGGAACGCTCTTGATTTTGACGGGGCTGCCAACTCAATGGCGACCGGCGGGTCGGCGTTCCCCACCGCTGCAACGCACACGGTGTTCCTTGTCTACCAACTGGACACCGCATCGCAATCGCGGACGAGTGTTCTCTTGACGGCGGCAACGATTGCTCACCAAGAAATCCGCGTGGCGGGATTCGGGTCAACCGCGATCAACTATATGTTCAACAACAATCTTGGGACTTCGATGACTTCATCCGTCATCGGGCTTGGTCCCGTTGTTTTTTCGGCTCGGGAAGCATCAGCGTCGATGCGATCTGCTGGGGCGGGCGTGGTGTCTGCCACCAGCGGGAGCGCGGCTGCGTGGAGTTCCGGCTCAATGCTCATCGGCAGCCGCACGGCTGGCAACTTTGTCGATGGCCTGCTCTGCGAAATCATCATCTATCCGACAACGCTCACTGATTCGCAGACCGCATCCGTCGAAGCCTACCTCGCCGCCAAGTGGGGCATCTCTGGCGTCCACGCCCCCGCCACCGCGACCAGCGATCCGGTGGGGTACTGGGGCGACAAGTCAGGAACCGGGCATTTCTCTCAGGCTGTCGCGACGGCGAGGCCGGTTGTTGGAAGCCAGAATGGCCGGAAAACAGTTGCGCTTGATGGCGTGAATGATTTCATGACCGCCGTCAATCCGTTGCCTACATCGATGCCGCTGACGTTTTTTGTTGCCCAGAGGATCGTCGCTGGCACATCGTTTGGGATGACGTACACAATGGCGACAGAGTTCAACGTTCGGCAAGCCGGTGGGGGTGGCGTTCTTTCGATCATTCCCGGCACTGCCATCACAGGAACGTCCCGCACTGGTTCAAGCGACATTCTGTCGATTACCTATCCATCCAGTGGCAGCAATACATTTTTTGTTAACGGCGCCCGTTTTCCTCTGGAGGATACAGGCACGCGGCCAGGGCTGACGGGCACACACGCGATTGGTGTCCGGCGGGCTACGGACGGGACGCTTACGTTTTACGCCAACGTGCAAGTGGCAGAGATACTTGCCTACAACGCCGCCTTGACAGCCTCGCAGCGGCAGCAAGTGGAACGCTACCTCGCCGCCAAGTGGGGCATCACCCTCGCCCCGCAGGTCGCTGACGCCGATGCGCAGGCGTGGGTGAGCCGCGTCTACGCCGCTGGCTCTACGGTGTCGCAGCCGGTCGCTGACGCCGTCAATGACTTCGTTGTGGGCTGCAAGGCAGACGGCATCTGGGATGCGATCAAGGCGTCCTGCATCCTGGCGGGTGCGGACACGCTGGCTGGGGCGTTGGTGCCTCTGAAGGGTGCCGCGCCGACGAATAACGGGCCATTCGTCAGCGGCGACTACAACCGCAAGACGGGGCTGGTGGGCAATGCCTCCAGCAAGCACCTTGCGTCAGGATTCTTTACGGACTCGCTGACGGTAGGAAATGGTCATCTGGCGGTTTACGCATCCACCGGCATGGGGGCCAGCGAAACAGCCATCGGCGCGAACGCAGGGGGCGGCGGGCTTATTATTCGCAACCTGTCTGGCAACATTGGCGTCCGGCTTTTTACCGGCGCGGACGGCGGGCCGTCGTCCGTTGGTGGGGCTACTGGATTTATCGGCGCGGCGAGGCCAGGAAGTCCTGAGTATTCCGTGCGGGCGAACGGCACCACTACGACGCACGGCGGGCTGATTAGCGGACTCAGTTCCAATCAAAACATCTCAGTTTTTGCGCTGAACAATGCTGGCGCAATCGCGGCGCGAACCGCTGCCCGGCTGGCGTTCTACTCCATTGGGGACAGCCTGAATCTTACGCAGTTGGACTCGCGTGTCTCGGCCCTCATCACCGCCATTGGAGCGGCCCTTGTCCCGCAAGTCTCCAACGCCGATGCCCAGGATTGGCTGAACCGCGTGTATGACAACGGCGGCACCGTCAGCACCGGCACGGCGAGCGCGGTCAATGAGTTCTGCAATGCCATCGACGCGGCTGGCATCCGCGACCGTTTCTACAGGCTCAACCTGTTCGCTGGGACGGGGCTGAACGCCGCACTGGTGCCGGTGTATCGGGGGCCGTCACGGACGGGGACGCAGTACGGCAACACCACCGACACCAATAACGGCCCGTTCGTCAGCGGCGACTACACGCTGACCGGCGGGCTCAACGCGAACGGCTCTGCGGGCAGTAGTTCTAAGTACCTTGACACTGGGCTCGCGCCTGACGATTTGCCTGCACTGAGTTCAGTGCATCTGGCAGCATGGAAGGGCGCGGGCAGCATCGGCGGCAGCACTATAGCCCTCATTGGCAGTCGCACGTCTACGCAGTTCTGGTATGTCCGGCAAACCGCCCCCACCGATACCCTGGCTGGCAACATTGGGCATGGCGCGTTCGTTACTGGAGCCAGCGCAGATACCGCCGCCGGGCTAGTGACGATCACCCGCAACACCAGCGGGCTTGTCATTTACAAAGATACCACCAGCGTTGCCACAGACGGTGCCCGCACGCCAACGGCGAACGCCAACGATTTCACAGTGTTTACGTTCCGCAACACTGACGGCACCGTCAGTTCAAACGTCGCCTGGCCCTATGCCATGTATGGCTATTCAGCGGGCGTGCATCTGTCATCCGCCGATGTGACCGCGTACCACGCCGCGTTCGCCGCCTTCAACACCGCGATGGGTAGAGCATGACTCTGGAGGAACTGGCACTGCCGGTGACTGTCGAATGGGGGCGTCAGAACGCCCTCGTCTTCGACGCCGCCCTGGCCCAGCGGCTCGCGGAGGTGCAGGCAGAGCATGGCGATCCCCGCCATGTGCCGGTCGCCGTCCCGCTATCCGGCGGGCGGTTCATGCTACTGGCCGACATCCTGACCGAGTGCCTGCCCGGCGGGCTGGTGTACGGGGGATTCTCGCAGTTGGACGCGGGTCGGTTCTCCGAGATCGCAGTGGTGCCGCTCGCGGATGCCCTGGCCCTGCTGCCGGGCGGATGACCTGCGCGGCGTTAGACGCACTAATCTGCGGCCGGAACTATCCGGCGATTCCGGTTGGTTGCCGACGAAAGAGCGCATGCGTTGGGCCGGGAAAACAAGGCAAATGCTGGGTGATCCCGAAGCAGATTTCGGGATCATTAATTGAGCCGGAAGGCCGGTGCGGCGGACATAAATACCAGTGAGAAGGTCAAGGGCCGGATCGTCCCGCACTGGAAAAGGAAGAAGTAATGCCTCAGAAGCTCGAGCGGCTGAACTCCGTGACTGGTTCCGTCACGGCCACCAACAGTGCGGCCACAAGCCCCAAGATTCCGTTCGGAGCGGTGGCGGGGGGCATGATCCATGTCAGTGCGGTGTCGAGCGCCACGACGATCACGTGGCACGTGGCATTTGGCCAGGAGGAGACCCCAGTGCCGCTGAACGCCGACGGCGCTGCGGTGACCACCACGATTGCCGCCAGCAACGCCTACGCACTGCCCGACGCTCTGTTTGGTGCGCCGTACATCGTGGCGGTTGTCAACGCAGGCACGGCCACGTTCCGGGCCAGCGTCAAGGGCTGATCGTCCAGGATCGCAGGGAGCGTCAATGTACTACGCCGCCCAAGACATCGCCGAGTATCTCATGTCCTCGTACGGTGGCGGCGCTCAGGACAGTGAGCATCGCGCCCTGCGGGCGGCCGTGCATCACGCCTACCGAGACCTGTGCACCTGCCGGGACTGGCTCTGGCACGTCACAGAGGGGTCAGTCACCGGCAGCGGGGACTTCGTGCTGCCGGAGGGCGTTCGGAACCTCGATGCCCTGATTCCCCCAGACACGGTCTCGACGCCCACGATTCACGTGAGCCCGGCCGACTGGAACCGCATCGACACGAAGCTGCCCCAGCTTGACTCGCCCGTGTACTGGACGGTCCTGAAGTCGCCTCAGCACGCAGACCGCTGGCTGCTGAAGCTGGCCGGTGCCCCCGCCTCAGCGACCTACCGCTACACCTACCGCCGGCTGCCGACACCGCTGCGGTACATGGGGTACGAAGCCGCCAGCCGCGACGGCTCGCTCACCGCCAATGGCCTGGTGCGGCGGTACGGCACGGCCACGACGTACCCCGAGTCCCACTACGGCATCCACCCCTACACGGCCCAAGAGGTCATCGGCCTTTCGGGCAGCCTGCAGGGCACTGCGCCAGCCAATGCCAAGACTGTCGTGTCCGACTACCTGGACATTTCGAGCACCATGTACACCCCGCTGCTGTCGGGCGCCGAGACGTGGATGGCTCGCCTGCTGGGCAAGAACGTCGAAGGCTCGATGACCGTCTACGCAAAAGACCTGCGCATGGCATTTGAGGCGGACGTTGTGGTGCCGCTGTCCGGCCTGCGCTCCGGAGCCTACGAGGTCAGTGTCGCCCGCGCACTGGGCTACTACTCGCCATCCGGCCCGGATACGGGGGTGTAGCTATGGCAGAGCCCATGTGGGCCGGGCTGGCCACAAACGCCAGCCCTTATGTCCTACCTCCCGGCGGAGCCGTCGAGCAGACGAATCTCGTCACCTCGACGCCCGGGCAGTTGACGAGTCGCGATGGCATGCGGCCTGTCTCCTTCACGGCGGCGGCGCCAGAGATTCGGGACTGCTACCCCTACGTGTTCAGTAACTCCGTACGGCTGCTTGCGCTGAACGCCAGCGGGCAGATCGTGGTGCTGACCACGCCAGCGTACGGCACGGAGCTGTCCAGCCCCCTCGATCCATCCCTTAGCCCGACTGCCAACCAAGTGCAGAGCAGCTACACCGGCGACTTCTACGATCACGCAGGAGAGCCGCCGTGACTGTGATTGCCTCTGGGTTCGCTGCCACCAAGCCAGTCTCCTGCGCACAGGGAAGGTACGGAGAGCTCATCATTGCGCAGGGCGGTGGCGTGCAGCCCAAACGCTGGACGGGCTCTGGCACGGCCACGAATGCTGGCATTGAGAAGCCAGCGGCCGCTCCTGCCATCTCGCTCAACACCACCAAGCGGTACTACGTCGCCCGCACGGACGTCCAC